ACCTTGGAGGATACGTGTCCCTTGAAACGACAGTGATCCTGCGTATGGCGAACGAGTCCAAGCGCACGCCTCCTAAGGCTTTTATCTCGCGTGAGCTTGCTGTGCAGTTCTGTGATGCCCGCATGGGTTCGTGGAATGCAAAGGGCACAGTGTTCACCTTGAGCAAAGTAGAGCACGAAATGTGGAAGCCAGCCCCAAGCCTGACTCCGGGCAAGTTGATGGATGACTTCGTGGATGGCGACGCGCTGGCGATCGCGGCAATCAATGCCTATGCGCCAATGTTGCGAGCCGCATGAAGTTAGATTTGGCCTTTATCGGCGCGGTGATTATCTGTTTCTGGTGGAGAGCGAGGGGCTATCGGTGATGCTTGACAAGCTGATTACTGCGCTGAACAAGATCAATCACAACCTCATGGTCATGTTCCTCTTCATCCTGGGCAGTGGCTTAGCAATCGTGAGCTTCCTGGTGATTGCTCATTATCCAAACGCAGATCACGACATTGAAAAGGGCCTGGCGGGATTGGGCGGAATCATTGTGGCCGGTGCCATGATGGCCTTTCGAGGTTCCTCCGACGCCTCACGCAGCACGCAAGAATCGGACGGCAGCACAAAGACAGAGCAAGCCAGCGTATCTGGCGATCCCGCTCCCCCTGAAGTCAAATAAGGAGATTCCCATGAGCTTTCTTGGCACGGTTGGAAAAGATATCGGCGGCGTGTTCAAGTGGCTCGCAAGCCCAAAGGGTCAGGTTGTCGTGCAGACGGCTGGATCTGTTGCGGTAGCATTTGGGGCACCGGCCATTCTTGTTACCCTTGCTGAATCCTGGATCACCAAGGCAATCACGATTGAGGCTATCGCAGTAGCTGCAGGCCAGAGTGCAGGGAATGGCGAACAGAAGGCTGCGGCTGTGCTGAAAGAGATGGGGCCATTGGTAGCTGCTTACTTCCCGAACGCCTCACAAGAGAAGCTGACAAACGCCAATAACGCGATTGTGGCCTTCCTGAATGCTCTGTCGGCTGATGACACTCCAGTGGCGGCAGGCAAATAGGTTGAACTGGAGCGCATGGGGTCCAACCATAGTGGCTGTATGCACTGCGATCTACATTGCAGGCCAGTTCTCATGGGAAGTGAAGGAACATGGCAAGCGCCTGGACGGGCATGACGTGAAGCTGGATAGCCACGGCCAAGCGATTACACGCATGGAAGCGTGGAAGGAAGGCTATAACGCTGCCTCGAATCGCAGCAAGGATTAGCGCCTACCTTCGTGTTTCGGGCAGGCAGCAGCAATATCCCGAGATCCGAACAAACCTCCACACTTCGGGCAGGTATGCAGGACTTTAGGACGACCACCGGCACGAGTCTTACGCTTTTGGTTATCCCACGCGGCAACAACTGATTTAACGACTTTCCGCTCCCCTTTATCGAGAGAGCGGAGCCATTCGCGGATTTGATCGTGGTCGGTCATCGGTTCACTCCCGCGCGAACATCTTGGATATAGGAGATGTCTTCCTCGTCCTCGGGTTCGCATTTGCATTTCGCCCAAACGTGCTGACATTCCGGGCAATAATCGCGTGGATCGTCATCGCTGGGCGGTTCGGTTGTCTTCCAGTCATCGTAGGTCATTGTTCCTCCTCTGCCTCGCTTCAGTAATTTAGTGCTGCCGATACGTAGACTTTGCCAATGTCGAAACGGGATGCAATTCGCAACACATCCTCGACCATTATTTTGTGTGAGCTAGAACCTTCAACGTGGATCTCAACTGAGTCAGGGTGAGTAGCGATCACTACGCGGGAATAACCATTCGCCTTGATTGCCTTCCTTAGCTCTCTAACTGTATCGCTCATTTGTGTTGCCTCCTTGCTTACAAATACGAGATTAGATCAACAACAGTAGTTTGTCAAGAGGGAAATGAGATTTATTTTCGGGAGGGTTCAATGGCGAAGGCTCGCATCGAATTCATACCCGGCTGGGGCTGGACACTGCGCACCGATACCGCGATACAGCACACTGATTCACTTGCAGCGGCCTGCGATGCATTCCAGAACAAACGCAACACCGAAGCTATCCAGGTGTGCTTAGACATTTACCAGGCTCGCATGGGGCAGATACAGACATTGGGACGGGCATGAGCTGGGACGGCTTCCTTGAAACCCCCATCGGCACGTTTGAATACGAATACCGGCAGGCTTTTGAAAACTGCGATGCGGCTCGGATTCAGTTCAAGATTGCGCTGGAGAAGATCAGCGAAGCCGAAGAGCAGCTCAGGCAGGCTAAGGCACGGCTGGAATTGAAGAGGAGTCTTAGGTAGCAAATGGGGAGTTTTGCGGTAGCCAATAAAAAGCTGCACGAACTGAAGCCGGACACAAAGAACGCCAACAAGGGAACTGAGCGCGGCCAGCAGATGATCGAGGCCAGCCTGCGGAGTTATGGGGCTGGACGCTCAATCCTGATTGACAAGAACGGGCGGATCATTGCCGGCAACAAGACGGCAGAGAACTTCGGCGCGATCGGGTTAGAGGATGTGCTGGTCGTCCAGACAGACGGCACGAAGCTGGTAGCGGTGCAGCGCATGGATCTGGACTTGAACGATAAGGCAGCGCAGGAATTAGCCATTGCGGATAACAGGGCCGGCCAGGTATCGCTGGATTGGGATATCAGCGTTCTCAAGGAGTTGGACGTTGATCTGGCTAAGTTCTGGTCAGAGGACGAGTTAGCGGTATTGCTGGCGGACAAAGAGCCTGCGGAGCTGTTGACAGATGAGGATGATGTTCCGCCTGTGCCGGAGGAGCCGGAGACGGTTCTGGGCGATTTGTATGTGCTGGGCAATCATCGGCTGCTGTGCGGGGATAGCACCAGCATTACCGATGTGGAGCGGCTGATGGATGGGCAGAAGGCGGATATGGTTTACACCGACCCGCCGTATGGTGTGCAGGTTGTCAAATCCGGCATGGTTGGTGCGGACTTTGGCGTAGCAAAGAAAGGCGCGTATCAGCCTATCGCTGGCGATGATTCGACGCAGGCCGCGCTTGACTCTTATGCGCTTTGTGTTGGGCTTGGCATCGAGACGCTTGTTATCTGGGGCGGAAATTACTTCGCAGATAAGCTGCCCGCTTCAAGTTGCTGGATTGTTTGGGATAAGCGAGCGGATAGCGGTATCGTCAACACCTTTGCAGATTGCGAGTTGGCTTGGACGAATAAGACGAGCCCAGCCAGAGTCTATCGGCAACTGTGGAACGGCATGATTAGGCAGGGCGAGCATGACAAGCGCGTTCACCCGACACAGAAGCCCACTGCTCTAGCTGAATGGTGCTTTGACTTGTACAGCAAAGAGGGAAGCAAAGTGCTAGACCTATTCGGCGGCAGTGGCTCAACCATGATTGCAGCCGAGAAGACAGGCCGCTCCTGCTACATGATGGAGATGAGTCCTGCATACTGCGACGTAATCGTTCGACGCTGGGAGGAAGCGACGGGCAAGAAGGCGGTGAGACGTGGCACGACCCCGTAAAGAGATAGACGAGGACAAGTTAGAGCAGTTGGCCTCGCTGGGGCTGTCGAACGCCGAGATCGCTGCAGTTCTGGATGTTTCGCCGGACACGATAGAGCGCAACTACCGCGAGACGCTGGACTGGGGCAGGAACAAGCGCAACGCCAGCCTGCGGCGGAAGCAGTATGAGGTTGCGATGAGCGGGAATCCGACGATGTTGATTTGGCTGGGCAAGCAGTTCATGGATCAGAAAGACAAGCAGGAGCATACGGGGCCGGAAGGTGGACCTATTCAGTTCACTGTGACCCGCGCAGGAGCTAAGGAGAAGGCTTAGATTATGGAGCAATTTGCGTATCATTCGGGCGAGTGGGAGGGCTGGAATCAGTTCCTATGGATACGTAGCTGGTATGGGATCGAGATTCCTCTCTTCAAGCTCACATGCTCGCGGGGCCATAAGTTAGACTCTCCCATTGACCTGCCTGTTAGTGAAGTGGGTAAGCGCTGCATAGAGTGCGGGGCTCGCCGGTAAAACTTTGTACGACATTCACCTTCAGCCCGCACAAGGCGAGCTGCTAGACCTGATAGAGCATCATCGCGCAACGGTAATAGGCGTAGGCGGCGGGCGTGGAGCGGCGAAGAGTGGCGGTGCCGATCGCGTAGCCCTGGCATTGATGATGGAGCGGCCCGGCTTGGTCTGTTGCATTGTGATGCGCAACTATGACCAGGTTAGGAAGTATCACGTTGAGGCGATGCTTCGGGACTTTCCAGTTCTGGAGCAGTATTACCGCAAGACAGATTCGAAGCTAAAGATTCCGGTTGGCGGAACGCATTCTGAGCTTGATTTCAGTTATGCGGAATCGCTGGAGGACGTGAAGCGGCGGTTCAGGTCAGGTAACTACGGGCTGATCGTGGTAGACCAAGCGGAACAATTTTCTTGGGAAGAACTAAGTGAAATGGGCTTGGCTGCCCGTTCGAAGCTGGGTACGGCCAAAATGATCCTGCTCTTCAATATGGGCGGAATCGGCATTCAGGATTTACGCAACAGGTTCGGCCCGCAGAAGAGATTCAACGAGAACGAAGATCCGAACGACTACACGTTCCTGCATGTATTCCCGCAGGACAACGTTGAGTGGTCACGCAGCGAGTTAGAAGCGGATGGGCTGACTGAGGATGATTACTATGGCTGGACAGACCAACAGCGATTCGACTACTTCACAACCCGCAGCGCCTATGGGCGAAAGCTCAATGCCCTCGATGACGCAACTAGAGCTCGTGACCTACTCGGTAGCTGGGAATCTCTTGAAGGCGCGTATTTTGGGAGAGTTTTCGATTATAAGGCAACCCTCAAGTCGTCTGAAGTTGCTGAGGGGATAATTCGGCAGTGGGATTCGCGCTGGCTGTCTACCGACTGGGGCAAATCTCACTTCTGCTCGACGCACTGGCACGGCAAGTCCTTGCTGAGCCCAAGCGAGGTAAAGAAGTGGCTGGGCTGGGATGTACCGCGAGCGCTGAATGTGGTAACGACGTACCGGCGACTGATTGTGAACGAGCAAACTAGCTCGCAGGTAGCCGCGGCGCTGATTCAGAAGACGCCACAGTATGAGCGGGAGAGATTGAGCCGCTACCCATTTTCGCCGGAGCAGTTTGGTGAGCGTGACTCGGAAGATACAGTTCCGATCATCATTGGCAGGGAACTGGCGAAGTATGGGATGCCACACCCCGAGCAGGCAGACAACAGCCGCAAACCTGGCTGGCAGTTGATGTACGAGCTGCTGAATAACACGCGCATCTGGGCAACACCACCCGAGCAGCGCACGGCAGAGATGGAAGCCGAGGCCGGCGATACGGCGTGGATCATCTCTTCGGAGTGCCCTGAGGCGTTGGAGACCATTCCGGTGCTGATGCGCAACGTCAAGGACTTGGATGACGTTGTGAAGACGGACAAGGGCATGGCTGTACTGGCAATGGACGTAGCCGACGACCTGCGGTACGGCTTGCAGTCAATGCTCGGCGCGGGTCGCAAGCCTGACAAGGTGATTCACGGCGAAGCACAGCACGCACGGATTCAGAAGCAGGATTACCAGGCGGCATACATGGCAGAGATTACATTCAGGGCGCAGCAGAATGGCCCGGAGTTTCAGGTGAGCGGGAGGCGACGACGGTGATTTTGTTCATTATCTTCATGGCTGGCTTGGTCATATTCACCCTCGGAGTGCTAGTTGGTACATCGCTCACTCCTGGCGAGCGTGAAGCGGCATGGGTGGCGAAGGATGAACAAGAGGCCCGCGAGGAAAAGGGTGTCCAGATTATGCGGGGATTGCTTGACGACCCCATTGCGCGGAAGATTGGTGAAAACGCACAGGCGTTCAACGTCACCGGCAAGCCTCGCCACTCGCCCTGGAAGACCAGGCGCAAAGAGCTTGAGGCAGCAGCCCGCACCAAGCGTAAGAAGCTCGAATCCTTTCAGGAGTATGTGTAATGGCGCTGGCAAAGCAGGCATGCAGGATCATCGTGGCAGCCATTCATGAGCGCCGTTCCTATACGGTTCAGGAGCTGGAAGTGTTGAGCAGGGCAAACAGATTACTGGAGGCTGCATAGTGGCTAAACTCTTCGCGGCAAAGATGGACACGGCAGACGCCATGCCCAAGCTTCCCACGGCTGGAATTCAGAAGCAGGGCTTCATCAAGAAGTTCAAGAAGCCTGAGGCTGTGCCGGTCAAGGGTGGGCTGGTCAAGAGGCTTACGGGCAAGTGAACGAAGCCGCGAGGTTCAAAGATGGCGAGTCGTACAGTTCGTGCGATGGTGGCGAGACGTGGTTCCAAATGGGTAGAGGCTCTGCGCCCAAGGGAGTCAATATCAAACATGTCGGCCCCCGCATGACGGTTTCGCGCGTGGACACAGAGCGAAACATAATCTACTACGTGGCGGAGCCCTCTAAGTGAACGAAGAAGCCGTAGAGCAGCCACTAGAGGAAGAGCAGACCGGCCCGCCATCCCTTGACGGCGATGAAGACCTGCAGCGTGCGGTGCTGTCCAAGATCCGCGAGCACAACGCCAAGGGCAAAGCCAACCGCATGGCCGAGGTGGAGAACGCACGCGACCAAAGACTCTACTATCGCGGGATTCAGCAGTTCTGGTGGAACGAAGACGAGCAGAACGTTGTATTTGAGTCGGACGATGACTCGCCATATGATCGCACGTTCAACATCTTCCAGGGTTACGGCAAGATATTCCAGTCCACCTTCATGGGCGCACGTCCCAAGGTCAGGGCTGAGGCGGATGATCCGTTCAATTCGACCAGCATAAGGAATACGGCGAAGGCGCAGACTTACGAGCGCGTCTATCGCAAGTTCAACGACACGCCAACCCAGCAGCTAGAAGCGGCACGGCTGATGTGGACAGATGGCCGGATTGTTACGCGCACCTCGCAGCGTGACGGCAAAGAGATTACCGAGTTCTGGGGCGTGCTTGAGGCGCGTGTTCCCATTACGGCGAAGGATGACATTGAAGTACCGCTAAAGAATTGCCCGTTGATTGAGTTAGAAGACGAGTTCCCGATTGTGCAGATGAAGCGCGACGTGGGAGACAAGCAGAACAGCAAGGGCGAAGAGATTCGCAAGAAGATTTCGAGCGGCAACGGTGACAGCTACGAGCGCAATGCACGGCTGGCAGTCAAGCGGCAGGCGGGAACGGACACGAGCCTGGACGCGACAACTGGCGAGGATAACTACGGGCTGGCCACAAAGACGTGGAGCTACATGCGGCCTGAGTTCTACGAGCACTTTCAGGAAGCAGACAGGGTAGAACTGGAGCAGATGTTCCCGACAGGCCTTTGCCTGATTCGTTCCGGTGATATCTACCTTGAGAGCTATCCGTGCGAGATTGATGCAGAGCTGGACGTAATCCACGCACTGCCGGGCGATGGCATGAGCAGGCCGAGCATTGGCGCAACCACGATGCCGCTGCAGGACGCCTACAACACAAGCAAGAACCTGATTGAAGAGCAATTCGATCACGGCATCCCGACAACGTACTTCGACAAGCGCAGCGACATTGATGGGCTGAACAAGTCACGCGAACAGCCGGGGCAGAGCAGGAAGGCAACCGGAGTCGCAGGGCAACCATTGGAGTCGCTGTTCTATCAGACGATTCCGGTCAACCCTCCACAGCAGCTCTTCAACTATGCGGAGAACCTTCGCGGTCCAGAGGCGCAGTTTGTTTCAGGCCAGCAGCCAGCACTGTTCGGTGCTGAGATGCAGGACCAGAAGACAGCATCAGGCTATGCACAGGCCCGCAGTATGGCACTGGGCCAGATGGCGATTGTCTGGAAGCCGTACACGGCATGGTTTGCGCGAGAGATGACGCGGGCGGTCAGGATGGCTTCGAATCGCCCCGACGAAATCAAGACAACCCTCCCGGCACAGCGTAAAGGTGGCAAGCCTGAGGCGGTAAAGCTTTCGCCTGCTGACCTGGTTGGGCTGTCGTTCACCAATGAGTCAGACGAGAACTTCCCCGAGACGTGGACGGAGAAGAGCAACAAGGTGATGAACCTGCTGCAGATGGGCGGCGAGGTTGCAGATTGGGTGTTGCAGGAAGAGCCGGACAACCTTTACATGCTCAAGCAGCTTATCGGGCTTGAGGAGTTGGTGATTCCTGGCGAGGACATGCGGAACAACGTGCTTGCGGATATTGCGCAGATGGAGCACGAGGCACCACAGCCCGACCCTACGCAGATGCCACAGGCAGCGTTACCAGTTCCTGGTGCGCCTCCGGTCCAGCCTCCGCTGGTGAGCAGCATTCAGCTAGATCCTGACTACCTGGAAGATCAGGATTACGAAGTTGGCTGGAAGACGGTGAAGCATTGGGTTCAGTCGGCAGTAGGGCAGGAAGCCAAGGTATCGAACCCGGCATGGTTTGAGAATGTGCGGCTCTATGGCCTTGAGTACAAGAAGGGCATGGAAGCTGCACAGGCGGCGAAGGCCCAGGCAAACCAGCCTCCGCTTCCGCCGGATTTACCGAAGGTGGCGATTCCTTACGACTCGCTGCCTCCGGGTGGAAAAGTTCAGGCCGCGGCGAAGGCGGGCATTCAGTTGACGCCAGAGGATGTACAGCAGGCGGCGATACAAGACGCGGCGCAGAACGCGCCCGCAGGAGTTTAGATGGCAGAAGAGACAGTTCTAGAGAGTCCCGAGCTTGAGACGCCTGAGGTTGAAGTTGGCGGCGAAGAGACGGTTGAGCAGCCGGACGAAGTAACAGAGCTCGGCGAAGAGCAGCCGGAAGGCGAAGAGCCAGCAGAAGACGACCTAGACACGCCGGATGAAGAGGAAGACCCCAACGCGCCTCCGGTAGTAGCCGATGGCCGCAAGATGCCGGACGGGCTCAAGAAAGCCATAGCAGGTATCAAGGCAACGAACCCCGAGGCGGCTAAGGCAATCAAGGGGCTTTACTGGTCAGATCAGGAGTACCGCGCAGCCTTCCCAAAACCTGCCGATGCCGTAGCAGCGAAGAATCTGATTGAAGAGATTGGCGGGCCTGAAGGAATTCAAGGCATCACCGCAGAGCGCGAAGAGTGGCAGCAGATTGACAAGGATTTCTCAGAAGGAAAGCCTGAGTTCGTCAAAGGACTGGCTGAAGGCAATCCCGAAGCATTTCTGAAGACCGCGCCGCACGTTATCAACGAGTTTGCGCAGCGAGCACCCGAGCAATATCAGTATTACGCGAACAATGTAGCTGTGAACACGCTGGCAAGTGCCGGCCTGTCGCTTGATTCACTAGCAGCGGCTTATCACAAGTTCAGCGACAACCCGCAGGCGCAGGCAGTGATTGCCGACGTACACAATGCACTCGTCGGGCTGAAGGAAAAGGCTGCTGCATTCGAACAGAAGCGCGTCGATCCCCGCGAAGAGCAGTTGAAGCAGCGGGAGCAGCAGTTCGAAGAGAAGCGCAGAGCAGACTTTGAAGGCAGCGTAGCTTCTCAGGCTGAGAAGTTCCTGGCTGAGAAGATGCAGCCGGAGATTGACCGCATCGTGGGAACGCGCAAGGTCGATCCTGAGGCCATGAAGGGCTATCAGGAGATGGTGCAGGCCAAGGTCATGAAGATGCTTGGCGAGGTGAAGGGCTTCGAGGCAACACTGGAGGCTCACTACCGCACCGGAGACGCTGCCAAGTCTGTGGCCTACGTTCAGAGTCAGTACAACCGCATTCTGCCGGTCGCTGCCAAGGTAATCGAGCCGTTCCTGAGAAACATCGCACCGGGCGCAGCAAAGCCTGTGGCAAAGAACCCCGTAACCGGAGCAAGACAGCCTTCCGGGCCGGGCGAAGTTGTGCTGAAAGAGATGCCCGATTACTCACAGATTGACTTCAACAAATGCACCGTGGCCGATGTGATGCAGGGTAACGCAATTCTGAAGAACGGCAAGAAGGCAAGCGGGTGGGCATAGGTGTTCTTCCTCTGGCTGATTCCATTCGTGCCATTCATATTCGGCCTATGGGCTATCGAACGCAAGCTCAACAAACTTGAACACAGAACACACCGACTGGAGATAACAATGTCCGCAGACCGCGCAGCCCTCGACGCCAAGATTCAGGAAGTAGCAGCGAAATATGACACCACGATTGCCGACATCAAGGCGGTCATCGCCGCATTGCAGGCCAAGATTGGTACATCGGCAGACTTTCAGGCTGAGGTTGATGCCCTTCAGGCGGTAGTGGATAAGGAAACCTCTGACGATCCCGGCGCACCGGTTGTGACGCCCGCACCGGTTGACGAGCCCGCACCGTCTGCCTAACAAGTTTACGGGGTAGTAGTCAAAGGTCACCGACCGGGAAGTTCGCACAAACGAACCTGGAAGCACTGATGATGAGCCGCTGCGAACGCGGCAGCCCCGCCATAAGTTTCGTCACCAACGACAAGGCGATTTCCGGTAGCGTAAGCCGGGCCGCAAGGCAAAAACGTTCATCGCAATGTCGGACGTGACACCGTAACACCCGCACCACAATTCAAAACGATTCGCTGCAAGGTCCATACACAGCAGTGCCCAGGCTGCGCCATTAGGCGGAAGGGGTGACCAGCAAGCACACCAACAGGTGTCTTCATGGCTGCTTCTAACACGTCCAATGTAATTGGACTCCAGAAAGAGAAGGTTCTCAGCAACCTTCCTAAGTTGTTCCTCATGGGCGAGGACAAAATCTTCACCCAGATTATGAGGAACGGTGGGCTTGGCTCGGTTCCCGTGTCCAAGCGTTCTCTCCGCATCCCGCTCCAGGTTGCCCCCGGTGGCAAGGGCAGGATCGCCAACTTCGACGGTGGCACGCTTGGCCGTGGTGGTTCGATCAACACGGTGCCTGGCTTCGTCTCCACCAAGGGCTTCGTCTGGGCGCTTGAGTCCACGACTGAAGCGTATTGGGGAACCGACTCGCAGGAGAAGTCCATTGCTTCGCTCACCGCTCTTGAGCAGGCGCAGCAGATGGAGAACTTCAAGCAGTTCCTTGATGCTCTCTTCTTCGCCTCGAACGGCGTTCTCGGCGTAACCACTGCCGTAAGCGGCTCGGGTCCATACCTCGCCACGATTGCCAACGCGAATAACTTCTACATCGGACAGGATGTACTGGTCTATTCGGCGCTTGGCGGGACGAACCGTGCGACCGGCACCATCACTGTGACCGCGGTCGACGCCAACAACAAGCAGGTAACCCTTACCGGAACCCTGACGAGCTTTACCGCTGGCGACTTGCTGATTGCTGACGGTACGGGCGCTGTTGCAGGTGCTTCGCTTTCGAGCATCTACGACTACCACGTCTCGGCCAACACCGGAACGATCCTCACACTCAACCGCTCGGACTACCCCGGCCAGCTCAACATCTCTGCGATTGCAGCAGGTGGTGCGTTGACTACGGTTCTGGTTCGGGCCATGTTGCAGTTGTCCATCCGCAAGATTGGGACGAACAACGCGCAGTTGCTGAACTCCCTCAAGTTCATTGTGGGTGTTGAGCAGGCGGCGGCATGGGAAGCGGCTGGCACGTCCATCTCGCAAATCTTCCGTCCGCAGAGCGGTTCAGGGCTGAAGACCTTCGACGGTCTGCCTGAGACCACGCCGAACACGATGGCCGGACGCGAGCTGATTACCCAGCTCCACGGCGACCCGACCCGCGTTGACTCCATCCTCCTGAAGAACTGGGGACTGGCGACAACGAAGCAGCTCGGGCCGTACTCGCCTCCTGGCTCCTCGCAGACTGTCTTCCCGGTCGTTTCGACCACGGACGGCTCTGTCGTGGCCTCCAACCTGAAGTACTGGGCACTCGAAGCAGACGTGTTCTGCATCAACCCGCGTCAGGAATCGGCCCTTACCGGCCTCACCATTCCCACCAACCTGTAACCCTGAGGGGCTTGCTTCGGCAGGCCCCTTTTCTTCAAGGCATACATGAAAATTCCCCTGCGCGACGGCAAATCGACGCCGGAGTTCATTGAAAAGATTCTCGCTATCTTCGGCACCAATCCTTACGGTGAGCCGAACTTCCGCCTTATCTGGTCGGAGAGAAAACAGATTTGGTTTCTGGGTGAGATCGCACCCGAATATGTCTACCTCGAACCGTGCTGGATTCTGGAGACCTGGCTTACAGGACAGCAGTGCGCAGGCCCGCTGGCGAACTGGAATGAAGCGCTGGAAGCCGTCGTCGGGGAGTACCCGAAGGAAGGGCTGTATTTCTTCTGCACGAACTTCCCGCAGGATTGGACGCCTTCAGAGAATAACGTCCGGCTATTGGCGAAGGGCATTGAAATGTCGCGCCATCTGCCACTGGAGCAGCGTGCTGCTGCGATTCGTGAATCTTTGCAAGCCAAGGAGCGCGAAGGCATCGAGAAGACCGCGGATGCGATTGTCGAACTCTTCGACTCAGCGGCAATGGGAAGAATTCAGCAGGGCGTGAGCGGACCCAAGAACACTTTCCGCACGCCTGAAGACTTCGAGCGCGATCAGGAACGCATTGGCGTACATACGGACGCACGACTGCCCAAGCAGGGCGGCAAGGTTCTGAACTAAGGAGAAATCATGGTTGCAATGGAAATGCAGCAAGGCTCAATTAACCACGGGCGCAGGTCGGTTGAGAGGTTGGACCCGCGTACTCTGACGGGCGAGCCGCTACACATCTTTAACATCTACTCGAATGAGTACACCATCAATCTCGGCACATGCGGCCTGTGGTACATCCCAGCCTGCCCCGAAGGGCGGGAGTATGTTCGTGCTCCGAAGGCTATCCCCGGAACGATGGAGGAGAACTATCCGCACTTCACCGATGGCGAGGAGTTCCGCGCGCGGGCAAGAGTCGCAGACGACATTGCAGTAGCCATCCTGGGCACCGACCGCCCAGAGGAAAACATCGCCAACTTCGGCGTCTTCGTTTCGCATAACGCCAAGCCGACACCGCAGGAGATCGCTGCGGCCAAGAAGCTGCTCATTCCGAAGCTGCAGAAGCAGATTGCACAGGCTGACCAGTACTTCGCGTCTGTCGAGCCGGGCGAGCGCAAGAGCGTCTACGACGACAAGTTTCTGAGGGCGGCGCGGTATCTGAATATCAAGAAGCCGTGGATGAGCGAGGCGGCGGAGATGTCGGTGTGCCCGTTCTGCTCGGTTGCGGTAAGTCCCAATGCGGCCATCTGCTCGGGTTGCAATCAGGTTATCAACCAGACGAAGTTCGACGCCATCAAAGCTCGCGTGGCAGGGGCCAAGTAAGTGCCGCTTACTGACGGGCCTCCTGGGTCTCAAGTTTTCTACACCACAACCGACATCCTGAACTTCGCTCGCATCCTTGTGAACGATGCTCAGGGTGGGTTGTCGGGGCAGGAACTGTCAGACGACAAGCCGTATACCTGGCCGCTGCTGAACCTGTGCTATGGGCGGCTGGCGAACTGGCTGGAGGATAACAACGTCGAGTCGGCAATGTATGCCGAGGCGATTATCCAGTTGCCTGTGAGCGCGACGTATAACGACCCTTCGGCACAGTCGCGGCTGGGCTATGACGGCTTTCAGGATGCCGCGGGGAACTTCTACGATACTCCCTCTGTCCCTCCTGACATGCTGGAGCCGTTGCAGATGTGGCAGCGGCCCACAGGTCAGAACGTCCCTTTCTACGAGATGAAGCAGCAGTTGGGAGGGCTGGGCAACGCATGGAACTACGGGTGGAATGGTGGGACATACGGCTCGGTTTATGGGTCATGGGAGTTCCGTCAGAACAGTATTTATATCTTGGGCGGGGCGTATCAGCCAACCGACCTCCGCATAAGGTACGTGCCTTCGGTGGTGGAGTTGACGCAGCCGACCGCGGAGAATCCCGACGTTCCGATTATCTGGTTCGCCAAGGCTGGAGAGGCTTTGGCTTACATGATTGCGGCTGAGTTTGCCGAGATCCGCAATGCCCCGAACGCGGCCGCGTTGCGCATGAAGGCGAATGCAGAACTGGAGATCATCGCCAACCGTTCTGCCAAGCGCGAGAACCGGGCGCAGACAAGGAAGCGGGGCTACGGCTTCGGGCGTAGGCGGCGGACGCTTTGACAGTAAAGATTCAGGCGGCTGCATACAGCCAGTTCAATGGCCTGCGCACCGATACCCCGCCTTCGAACTGCCCCGCGGACCATTCGCCGGACTGCTCGGACATGGTGTTTGTGCCTAACGGCATGGCTACGCGCAACCCCTTCCGCGCAACGGTCACGCTGCCGCAGGAGATCGTCTACCGCAAAGAGTTTCTGTGCAAGGACGGCACGACGCAGGTAGTGGCGTTAGGCATCAATGGCGCTTTGTATGTGGTTCGCGCTGACGGTTCGTATACGCAGGTGGATGCCGTTACGCCGGGCAGCAAGGTCAACTCCGTGACCGCCTACGGGCGCGAGTACATGGCCTTCTTCAACGATAACGGCCCATGTGACGCTCCGCGGCAGTGGGATGGCCGGAACCTTGCCCGAGTCTCACAGGGAGGCCCAGGGGCAGCGCCCTCGTTCTCCGCTGTGGCTGTATCGGGCACGACGTATGAGATTTCAACCATCACGCAGCCCGCTCCGGGGTTTCCCGGCCAGCTTGGGAACTTTGATGGCATATTGCAGTCTTCAGGGCCGGGTTCAACCGCTGTCGGCAACGTGGTGACGGTTTACACCGCCAACGCACGCGCAGGGCACTTTCCTGGTGGCGATCCTGTCCTAACGGCGGCCTTCAACTCAGGGTTTCCAGTCAACGTGGTGTTTAGCGGCCTTTCTGATGAGTTTGGGCCTTACAACGGCACGCAGTTGGTTACTTCGATTGGAATGGGCGTTCCACCCTTTGCCGGAGCCACGGCGGAGCGCTGGTACATCACGTTTACGGTCGACAACAGCTCTGCGCACAACCGCGGCGGCATCAACGCAGGCATCACAGGGCAGTACCAGATAACATGGGCAACCCTGACGATGGCAACGCCGGTTCCGGGGCTTACGGCAGGCTCTCAGGTGCCGATTTCCGGCGCTTCGGTGGCGGATTACGACAACACCTGGACGATTACGCAGACATTGGACTCTGGCACGCTGCGCATCACGCAAACATCACTCTCGGGCGGGACGGCAACCTATCATTACGCTGTTTCATCGGGCGCGAACCCGACCGCAGGGCAGACCATCACGATTACGAACACGCTGAACGCCAACGGCTCGCTGAATGTCGAAAATCGAGCGATTGACGCGGTTGTAGGCGGCTCCAGCGGGACATTTACGATCATCGGCTTCGATCCTTCGGTAACTTTCCCCAATACGGTTGAGACGGGCAGCGGAGAGACCGCGGGGACGCAGTTTATCTTCGACCCGGCGGCGATTTTCGGGGATTCTACGGGCGGGGAGATAGACTTTGCCGGAAATGCCCCAGAGATGGCCTCTGGAACACGGCTTGCAGTGGCGTTTTTCATTACTGAAACTGGATTGACGACCGCAGTAGGGCCGATTGCCAAGTTCACCCTGCCCTCGAACACGAGCGCGATTGCTTTCTCCGGTCTTCCGATTGGGCCGAACAACGTAGTCGCTCGCGGAATAGCCTTTACCGGAGCCAATGGCGGGAATTTCTTCTTTCTGCCCATCGTTCCGCAGGTCAACGGCGTGGTTCTGGGGACATCTACGGTGGTGAACGACAACACGACCTCGTCGGGGACGATGAACTTCACCGACCAGGCGCTGTTCGGCGGAATTGCGATTGATATACCGGGCAACAATCTGTTTCAGCAGGTCGCGCTGAACCTTCCGCGTGGCGTGAACTGGTACGGTGACCGGATGCTGTGGATTGGCGAGGCCAACACGGTCATCGGCTTCCTGAACATGGGCATGGATGGCGGAACGCTGTCAGGGCAGACCGGGCCTCTAGGCTGGACGCGGGTGGGTACTCCCTCGATTTCGCAGACGGGCTTTATGCCGGTGCTGGGCGGGCCTGGCACTATCTCGCAGCCCGCGGCGAAGACTTTGCAGGGCGCGGCGATTCTGCAGCCGAATCTGCGGTATTCGTTGCGGGCGTGGCTTTCGAACGGTTCGATTACTGCAACCATCAGTTCAGCCAGTACAGGCTTTTCTTCCACCGCTACATTGACGGGCATCAACTACGTCACGGCGAACTTCTCGGCTGCTATGCCAGCAACTATTCCCGATGACATGACGTTCAGCGTGGAGCTCGGCGTAGTGCTAATCCGTGACATGCAGATGATCTATGCCGACAACCCGAACCGCAACCCTGTGGCGCGGATGAGTTACGTGCAGAATCCCGAAGCTTACGATGCGGAGACGGGCAACATTGGCCCGAATGATGACAGCACGGAGTTACGGGCCACGTTTGAGCAGTCGGAGTCATTGCACTTCGTCACGCAGCGCGGCATCTATTACGTGCGGCAGATTGGCAACACCGAACCCTCATCATGGTTCCCGAATCGAATTGCTGACAAGTGCGGAGCCCTCAACTCCAACGCTGTGGTTACGGGCAGGGGTTGGGCGCTCTGGTGTGGGCAGGAAGGAATTCAGTGGTTCACTGGTTCGATCCCGGATAAGGTCTCGGCGACGATTGCCCCAACCTGGCGGAACGTCGCCAACGTGCTGAACATCTACGACGACCCAGACTTTGAGCGGGTGTACATCGCCTATGTAGACAAGCAGGGAACGAAACGCGGGCTAGTGGCTGACTATCACGAGGTTGCTTTAGGCGGAGCGGTGAAGTGGTGCCCGTGGAATAGACCTTTTGACTGGGTTTGCGATTCGGCAAGCGGGACCATCTTCGTTATCGGCCCGACGTTCTACCGTTTGGATACAGCAGAGGGTACGACAGACGACAACCTTGGAGACATTGGCGGCTATTACGTCTTCGCTGCAGCAGGGAGTTCGGCTTGGCAGAAGAACTACTCGCAGGCGTTCTTTGAGATTGCGGGTTTGGGGCTGCTGACGCCGTTTGTCTATGCGTCGACGTTGGACACCATCACCGAAACGCTGAAGGGGCAGCAACTGAGCACGCTGATTGATTCGGTAGCAGAGTGGCCGATGAATACACGCGGCAGGAAGCTGTGGGCGAAGCTGGGGCAGACGGGTGTTAGGTACAGCCTAAACAGCGCAACGATTGTGTATACGCCGGACCCGAACGCTCCAGTTTCAGGGGTGCGCTAGATGGCAAGGTTTCAGGTTCCGAACAAGGGTTACATTCGCAACAAGGATAGCCAGTTGGGTAATGCGTTGGAGAAGATAGAAGACGCCATCAACGCACAGGCAGACCAGGGCAACACCGACCCGACCGGAGCGCAGCAGGCAGCACCATCAGCCATTAGCCAGATGAGCGTGACCGCTGCCGATGGGATTCACGACATTCAGATCACCGACAATGCTCCGGCGTATCGTGGCATCAACTATTTTGCTTACTACTCGCAGACGCCTGACTTTCAGAACTTCCACAAGATTGATATGGGAGCATCGCAGAATCACCGCGTCTTTCTGGGGCCGGGGAAGTATTACTGGAAATCGAATCATGCCTATCCCAGCTCGCCACCTTCGACAGACGTGTATCACGGCGGCTCAACACCGGAGGCAGTAGGAACGGGATCGCATATCGGGCCTCCGATGCAGCAGAACCAAGGGACGGCGGCGTTTGGGGCAACGACTTATAGAAATTCTTCTATACCGCCAATTCGCAAATGATTAGAGAGTTTCGCGCATCGGATGAGCCGATTCTTAGAAAGCTGCACGCAGAGCAGGGATTCGATTACGAGTTTCCCGACCTGAGCCAGTTTGAAGCGGTGCTGGTTGCGGTGGATGAGAATGATCTTCCGGTGCAAGCGGTGGCGGCGCGGAAGACAGTTGAGGTTTACATGCTGGGAGATCCGAAGTGGAGAACCCCGGCGTGGCGGTTCGATGTGCTGAAGCTGCTGCATGAGGGGATGCGGCGGTTTCTGTTGCAAAAGGGATTTACGGATGCGCATTGCTGGATTCCTCCAGTGGTGGAGAAGGCATTCGGCAGGCGTCTGGTAAAGCAACTTGGGTGGGTGAAATCGCGGTGGCAATCGTACTGCAAATATCTGTGATGGTGGGGGTTTACTTTGGCGCGTGATACGGCGGCAGCGGCGGGACAAAATTCGAAGACTGCGCAGGGGATGGCGGGGAGTTACGGAGACCGCGCCTCAAGCACGTACAACATCCTTACGCCAACTCTGAACAAGATGGCGACGAACCCGCAGGGGTTTGACCAGCAGACCATGAACAACATGAACACGGCGGCGCAGCAGTCGATTGGCGGGGCCGTGGCGGGCACGGTGGGGCAAGGGAACCTGCAGGCAGCGCGTACCAACAATGCGGGCGGGTTTGCTCCGGCTGCGACTCAGGCGGCGCATGATGCTACAGCGCAACTGTCAGACGCGGCGCTGGGCGTGCAGAACCGCGACGCCATGCTGAAGGAACAGCACCGCTCTGAAGGCATCTCCGGCCTTGAGAATATGTACGGAACGAACGCGAGCGCGGGAGAGAATGCGCTCGGCTTATCCAACCAGTCACTCCAGACACAGAGCCAGGCACGGCAGAATGGATGGCTTCAGAACACGCTGGGCGTCTGGAATCAGATTAACAATAGCGCAGCCGCGGCCGCTAAGTTGATGGGAGGTGGAGCATAATGGGCAATCCTCTTATTGACGATTACAAGCGCCTGCAGCGTCTCCCCGTTCCCGATGTGAACATGGCAGCCATGCCTGCGGCTGCACCTCCTCCCTCTCCTCCAGTGGGGCCGAACCCGCTAACAGGCGTTGTCTCGCCTGCGCTGTCTGTGCTGAAGCAGCCGAATCAGGCAGCGCAGAACACGCAAGATAACCTCCTGCTCCACCAAAACGAACTGAAGAGGCTAGACAGCAGCGGCTCGGGGATTTCGCAGATCCAAAACAAAGGTCTGCGAACAGCGGCACGCATCGGTGACACAGCGTTACGCATCCTCCTTCCCGGAGCAGAGGCCCTAACCCCTGGAACAGAAGGGAACCATCAGCGTCTGCAAGGCGTCGAGCGGGCACGCATCGGGCAAGACATCGGCAATGAGCAGAACCTTGCTCAGGTTGGACAGACTGAGGCAAACACCAATTACCTCAATCAGCGGCCTGATATTGAGGAAGCAAAGATAGAGCAGAAGCACCAGATGAGCCTCGACAGGCTCGCCGGTGTTGCGGCTGCTCGCGGCCTGAAGATGACCACCGGGCCCGATGGAATTCCCACGTTCGAGGACGACCACGAGTCACAGGCATTCAAGGACCATCAGGCGCTCTCGGCAATGCACCAGGCGACCGCAGACAAGTCTGCCATCATGGCCGATATCCAAAAAAACCACTACATCCCCGGTACGCCAGAATGGACCGAAGCGCAGAGAAAATTGCAGCAGGTAGACCAAAAGCTGCAGGTTGCGATGGGGAGCCTAGGTCTGCGGGCAAAGGGCTTGCAGCTTCGCCAGAACAACCAGAACGCCGATTTCTACGGCACCGGACCCGATGGCAGTCCGCTTCCGGGTACGCCTCAGATCACCGACGACCAGGGCAACGTTACCAACCTCGGACGCAGGAACGCGAACACGGCAATCAGGCAGCAGGGCAAGGTTGTTACCTTCAACGACCTTTCCGGCTCCGTGACGCATCTCCGCGATGCAATCAAGGCATATGAGGCGACGGGCGGCGACCTTTCCGACGCAACCCTCGCAGCGGCGGCGGCAGACCCGAATTCGACAGTCGGCAAGATCATTCAGGGCAAGCTGGTTACCGGAGGGCTTTCAAAGGAAGCAATCAACCTCCTCAATGCCCAGCGGCAGACGATGGAGCAGGCGGGCATTCTGCGCTCTACAACGGGCGGAACGTCTTCAGAGGCTGGAGCGCAGCGCATCTTGGAAGTTGTGCCGAAGTTCGGCAGCGATACCAACGCGAGCGCATACAACAAGCTGAACCAGCAGGAAGAAGTGCTCAGGCGGCTTGCTCCAGGTCAGGTTGGCGTTACGGGCGGTGCGGGCGTGAAGCACAGAGGCGGCGCGGGCGGCGGCCAGACGTACAAGCAGACCGCATCCGGGCAGGGCGGTCACAAGATTGGCTCCAACGATGGCGGCAACACTTGGTTTGATGTGCAGACCGGAAAGGAAGTGAAATAGTGCCACTGCCGAAGGGTTACACGCTGGACGCTGGGCCTAAACTTCCTCCGGGTTATACGCTAGATCAATCGTCTCCGTCATCAGTGGCGGGCGCTGGCGACTACGGCGTACCGCAGTTGGCCGGTCATCCAGCGGCATCCATGACGCCTGCCATTCCCGGCTATGACGCCAACCCCGGACCCGTAACGAACTTCGCCAAGGGCGCGGTAAAGGGTGCGGCAAGTACGGCAAACAGCCTAGGCCACCTCGCGGTGCCTGATTGGGCAGTCAATGCAGCGGGTGGAGATGCCAACGCCATCAACAAGCGGGCCGATGCGCAGTTAGCGCCTCACGGCACGGCTCAGGCTATCGGCAAAGGAGCGGAGCAGGTTGGCGAGTTTCTAGTCCCAGGTCTAGGGGAAGAGGCAGCAACTGCCAAGCTGGGGAAATTTGCACCACTAGGCCGCATGGCTTATCAGGGGCTAACCTCGGGCGCGGTGAATAAGCTTCAGGGTGGCGATTTCTCGACAGGCGCCGCTACCGGACTGGTTGGCGGCGCACTAGGAGAGGGCTTGCGTTCCGTAGCCCCGAAGATTGCAGAGTCTGCGTTGAACATCCGCAAGCTGGACCGCGCATATAAGGGCAGCGGCGCAATTGGGCGGGCCATCCTTGACGAGACGGCGGGGTTTACTCCCGCCGCAGTATCCGACAGCGCGGAGGGCGTTCTGGGCAAATTGAACCCCGAACTGGAGCATATTGTCGGCAACGGCGGAACTTCTCCCGTGAACATGGCCGGGCCGCGAGCAGTTATTGACTCTGCAAGGAATACGGCCATTGCTCGCAACGCGGCGGGAAGCTACAAGCAACTAGAGCCGATGGCAAGGCATTTGACTGAAGAGTTCGCCACGGGTGCGCCAATTCCGTCCGTCCTTAGGCCGATGGATGCACTCAACCTAAAGCGCGGTTTCGGGGAAGAGTTTATCCATCACTGGAATCCTGAAACGATGGCTGGGACAAAAGGGACAGCGGCAAAGGTCTATCACGAGCTTGCCAATGAGATCCACACTTCAGTACCTGGCAGCGCGGCGATCGACACCCGCATTTCGAACCTGATTCCCGTAGCTAAACGAGCAGCAAGCGAAGAACTGAATGCTCCGACAACGCAGAAGCTGTTCCATAAGTTTGCCGCACCCACCGGGGCGCTTATCGGCGGAATTACCGGAGGCGAAGAAGGATACAAGCACGGAGGGGTTACTGGAGCAGTTGGCGGTGCTGCGGCTGGTTTGGTTGCTCCAATGTTGCTAGCTTCCCCAACCGGTCAAATGGTGCTCGCTCGCGGGTTCAATTCGGCGGGTGGTCGCAATCTGCTGTTCTCTCCGCTCAAGGGCGGCGCACTTCAGCTAAATCGCCCCGGTAACAAGGCAGACAACCAATAACGCGACTGCGGCAAAGAAAAAGTGGCACGTTTCGCGTGGCCAACTCTTCTTAGTCATGACCTCGACCGCGACTGCCCAAAGCGAAAAGTAAAGAAATACGCCCAGTAAGAGCAAAAGGAACATGGTGGCCCCTCGGAGCACCATTTTACTCCCGCCCCTGCCCATTGCGGGGGTTTTTATGCGGCCAACGCATGATTCTGCGGCGCACATAGCTCCCTAGGACGACTGCGGCGATCAGCAGTGCAACCCATATGACGGCCATGCGGCCAAGACTAACAGAGGAGAACTATGACGCGATTCCCGAAATGGGTACTGTTGCTGGCCCTTGCTGCACCGATGTACGCGCAGACGCTGGGAAGTTACACCGCGAACGCCACGCAGCCCGCCAATAACGTGCCTGCTGGTGCTGCGGCGGCCATTATGACGGTGCCCTTTGCCACCATTACGGTGTGTGCCTACCCCGCGGTGAATTCGCCATGCACTAATGCGGTGCCCATCTTCTTCGACCAGGCGGGAGCGCAGCCCCTTACTCAGCCGATCACGACAGACGCGACGGGCCGCTTTGCCTTCTGGGTGGCATCAGGAACCTATTCCTACAGCGTAATGAACCAGGCAGGCGCGGTGGTGGGGACATACCCCTTTACAGTAGGCGGGACAGGTGGGGGTGGCTCGGGCTGCACGCTTGGCTCGGTTCCCGATACGGCGGTGGTCTACAACAATGCCGGAAACTGCGCAGGGTCTCTTAATTTCATAACCAATAGCACAGGCAATGCTTATATCAGCGGCGGCGGCAGTCTGGAGGTAGATTCTCCGACTTCTGGAAGTGATTATTGGCTATTCAACGGGGACCACACTTATGTGCAGTCCGACGCTCATGGGCCAATCCTGCCGGGAATTGATTTCATCGTTTCAGACGCTTACTTTACAGGACCGGGTACTGGAATAATCCCCATTTTCATCAGCTATGACGTGGAGCGAGATGGAAAGAATGGTATCGGTGTTGAGGTTATCGGCGGGGCTGGAGGAGCAGCCAACAGCCTTGTTGGAGTAGAAGTTGACGCCCTTGCTGTTCCGGGTTCGGTAGTTAATGCCACGGGGTATTTTGCAGGGATGCGCGGCGATGTAGCGAGTGGAGAAGAATTCAACTACATCGCTGAAACTAGAAATGGTGGAACACCATCAGCAGGTTATTGCGATTTCATGGCACGAGATAGTGGAGTTCATACACTCCACGAATCCCTCGGCTGCGGCCCAACCCACACAAACACCTTCAACGGCACAGTCCAGATATCTACGGCAACATTCTCCACCCTCCCTGCTTGCATTAGCGGATTGGAAGGAACGATGCGCCCTGTCACCGACTCCACAACGAACACGTGGGGCGCGACGATCGCGGGCGGAAGCACGAATCACGTCCTCGCCTATTGCGACGGATCAGCTTGGACTGTAGCGGCTAAGTAACACCCCAACCCCACACAGAGGTCATAATGAAACTTCTCCGCTACGCCGGACTCTTCGCGGCGCTCGCTGTAACCTGCCACGGGCAAGGCTTCCGCTTCGATACGCGGGTTACGACGGTTGCGACCAATGTACCCACAGGCGCGAGTGCTCCGGTACTGGCCTATTCCAAGGCCAATATCAAGGTATGCACCACCTCTGCCTGCTCTTCGCTGGCGACCATCTATCTCGACCAGGCGCTGACGGTGCCGACCAGCAGCCAGTTCCTGACAGACACGGCGGGTCGGTTCGGGTTCTGGGCGGCGACGGGCACCTACTGGTATCAGGTTTCGACCACGCGGGGAGTCATTGGGACGTATCCAGTCACGCTGGGCGGTTCGGGCGGTGGTGGTGCGGGTTCGGTTACGAATGTTGGTGGCGGATCGCCGCTGTTTGCTGTCTCCAACCCAACGACTACGCCAAGCCTGAACCTGCAGAATGCCGCGGCGCATACCGTCTTCGGCAACCGTACCGCAGGCAGCGCACTGCCAAGTTTCTTTACCCTGACATACAGTGATATTTCAGGCAGCATCCCACTCTTCGGCTCCGCGAATAGCGGCGCTGTTCCGGCTTCGGGCGGCGGAACGAGCAACTTCCTGCGGGCTGACGGATCATGGGCACCTGCGGGCGGCGGTGGCGGTGGGGCTACCTTCCCCGGCAGTCCTGGTGTCGTCTACAACACTTCGGGTGTAGCCAGCCGTAATGCAACTTTTACCGACATCGTTCAACTCTGGGCAAGCGGTTCCTGCACTGGATTCCTCAAGGCAGATGGAACCTGCCCGATCATCCCTTCGGCGGTCACACCAATCCAGATATCCATGCCGACCTCTACGATCTCGGCTAACTCCTGCACTGGGGCTGCAACAGCATCCATGCCAGGCGTAGTTTCCTCTACGGCCTTCGCTGCTGCCTTCAGCACAAGCCCAGCGGGAAGCGGATGGGATGGAGGGCTGGAGTTTCAAGCATGGCCCTCGACAGATACAGTCAACTGGCGGGTATGCAATCACACCGCATCCAGCATTACACCCACCGCAACGATTCTCAACCTTGCCGCGGGCGGCGGCGGAGGTTCGGGTGGGGGAAGCGTAACCAGCTTCTCTGCGGGTGCGCTATCTCCTCTGTTCACCACTTCGGTGGCAACGAGCACGACCACGCCATTCCTTCAGTTCAATCTTAGCAATGCGGCGGCGCATCGGTTCTTCGGCAACAACACCGGCTCGACGGCAGCCCCAGATTATGTGCAGATCCAGTACGGCGATCTTGGCGGCACGGTGCCGACGTGGAACCAGAGTACGACGGGCAACGCGGCCACAGCCACGGCCCTGGCTTCGGCTCCGACGCTCTGCCCGCTAGGTCAAGCACCCACGGGCGTTCTAGCCAACGGCAATGCTACGGGCTGCGCTGTAGCTGGCGGAATCTCTGGCCTGACGACGGGGTATATTCCAAAGGCCGCGTCCTCCACCTCGATTGCAAATTCACACCTTGACGATGGCGTAACCACTGCCAGCACGATCACATCCACAGAGCCTATTGTCGTCAACGCTTCGGGCAATGGCTTTGCCGCGGTGGAAGGAACCGCACCATCTGGTGTAGCGTCCAGCGATCTGCTCTATCCCGACTCCACGGCTCACCGCTGGGTGATGAACAACAACAACGCCGGGGCGGTGAAGGCGGTCGGCATTGCGTCGGCGGGAACCTCCGGCCATTCGGTAGTTCTAGCCTCTAATGGAGTTGACATTGTAGATGGCGGTGCCCCGAGTTCCTCGGGCTTTCCCATCACCCTAGGTTCAACCTCCGTCGCGGCGAGCAGCACGACCACAACCATCGCAGGACTCACCCTAACTGCCCCGACATTCACGACGCCTGCATTGGGAACCCCCGCATCGGGTGTACTGACGAACGCAACGGGCCTCCCCCTCAGCACTGGCGTAACGGGCAACCTCCCAGTGGCTAATCTCAACAGCGGAACCAGCGCGTCAAGCTCTACATTTTGGCGTGGCGATGGTACGTGGGCAGCCCCCGGAGGAGGCAACGTCTCCAACACGGGCACCCCGACAAGCGGGCAGGCTGCTGAGTGGACGAGCGCAACGGTCATTCAAGGCGTAACCGTGACCGGTACGGGAAACTACGTGAAGGCCACCTCGCCTACGCTGGTAACCCCAATCCTCGGGACTCCGACATCTGGAACGCTCACCAATGCAACAGGACTACCCATCAGCACCGGAGTATCAGGGCTTGGAACTGGCGTAGCGACTGCCTTGGCAGTGAATACGGGTACGGCGGGAACCTTCGGCGTATTGATCGCCAGCGGAACGTCTGCACTCGGAACCAGCGCGATCGCTTCAGCGACTTGCGCAACGGTAGTCACAACGACAGCAACAGGCGCGGCGTCCACTGACGCGATCACCTGGAACCCTAACGCTTCTATCAAAGCTGTTACGGGCTACACGCCAGCGACCACTGGCGGCCTGACAATTGCCGGATATCCGACAACGAATGCGGTCAACTGGGATGTTTGCAACTGGACTTCATCGAGCATTACCCCAGGAGCCGTAACCCTGAACTGGCGGGTCGTGCGATGAAGAAATACTTATTCGCGCTCTTCCTGTGCGCTACGCCTGCATTCGCGCAATACGTCCCCGCCGGGGCCGTGTTCCCGACTGCCGTCGCCACGGTATGCCCCAGCATCTCCATCGGTGGCGGCAATATCCGAGAGTTCTGTACATCCTCTGTCACGTGGCACGCGGCTACGAATGGCTCGGCCATCACGGTTGCTGCGATTGGCGCAGGCGGCGGTGGCTGTGGTGGCGGATTAGCAGGTGGAACGAATGTTACCGGAGGCGGTGGTGGCGAGTACAGAGTCGACAGTGTCAGCTACACGTCAACTTCCAACATCACTGTAACCATAGGTTCGGCGGGAACAGGCGGAACGACCTCAGGCACGGGCGGCAATGGAGGTGACTCATCATTTACCACTTCGGTAATCGCTAAGGGCGGCAAGGGTTGTGACGGTACGAGCACCCCGGCAGCAGGCGGAACAGGCGGGACAGGAGCTACGCACTTCAACGGCGGAGCAGCCGGAACCACTGCTTCTCACTCGGCATTTGGCGGCGGTGGAGGAGCGGCTGGGCCTAATGGAGTAGGCGGGGCCGGCGGTCCCGGCAATACAGGTAGTGGGGCCAACGGAGCGGCAGGTGGTGGCGGTTCGGGTGGTGGTGCAGCAGGTAGCGGGCCTCCCGGAAATGCCAATATTGGCGGCGGCGGCGGTGCAAACTATACGGCATCGCAAGCCGGAGGCGCAGGCTCGAACACGCTTGCCGCTGGAAATGGCACCGGAGATTCGAATGGCGCATCGGGTGGCGGTGGTGGAACAGCACAGGGTGGAACTGGCGGAAAAGCCTTTGCTGGAGGCAATGGCGGCGCTGGACAAGAGTGGGATGCTACTCACGGCTCTGGCGGTGGCGGTGGTGGTGGCGGCGGCTCGTCTGTGGGCATTGGCGGAGATGGCGGGACTGGTGGATTGTATGGCGGCGGTGGTGGCTCTGGTGGGTTCAGGTCAACGAATGGATTAGGTGGGCCGGGCGGACAAGGGATCGTTGTAATCACCTACCACCCTTAGCGCATTAGCCCGCCCAGCGAGGAAAAGGCCCGCACGAATCTGTGCAGGGCGGTAGGGGATGCCACCAAGTAAGTCAGGGTAGCGGCACTGACTGCTAACGAGATGGAAAACAGGTGTTTAGGCATCGGCGGTTCTGAGCGTATCACAGGAGGCATTTCATGGGCGTCAAAATAATCATCCTCTGGATGGCGGTGACGTTGCCTGCCTGTGCCCAGACGTGGACGAAGGTTGCGGTAGAGAACCCCGCCACAACGGTAACGCTGCCGTCTGGTGCCGCCTATCGCTTCGGCGCGACCGCGAGCACCAGCGGGGCGTGTGGGGCGCTGGGATGGCTCTCTGGCTTCTCTACCGGGGTTCCTCTTCCTGCCTATTACACCAGCTTCGCCTGTGATCCCGCGCCGAATGTGGTGAAAGAGCTGGACGTTCTGCAAACAGCCTCTCCGCAGACGGTAAAGCTGACGACCAATGGGCAGACCTCCACTGTGACAGTACCCGCGGTTGCTGTGACTCAGGGCGCAACGAAAGCCACGGTTGTAGCCACGTTTACCTGCACAGTCAACCTCTACTCGGACGGCTCTTATGCCTCCACCTCCTGCACAAAGGCTGGCAAATGAAAAAGCTCCTGCCGTACCTCGTAATCATTTACTCCTGCCTTGGATGGGTAGCGCAGGCTCAGGTTGTCGTAACCACCCCGCCATATAGCAAGTACAACTATCCCGGCCATGTGCTTGCCGGTTCGGAGCGTCAAGAGCTTGCCCGCGTATGGGGCGGCAACGCGCAATGCACCGCCTACAGCTTCAGCGGAAGCGTCCTGACCCTGACCTGCAATAATACCTACACCGCGGGCGATGTGGTCTGGGCCAATGGCTTTACTTCGTCGGCGCTGGCGTATCTGAACTATCACCCATATACGATTGTCTCCCGCACGGCTACGACCATTGTGCTGAGTTACAGCGGCGGCTCAGGCTCGGGGACGGAGGCTAATGCCTTCCTCTTCAAGACTCAGGGCGCGGGATACACGGGCTTGGGTACTGCGGAGATTATCAGCACGGGCAGCGACGCCTCCGAAACCTTTCGGCTTTACAGCGAAGATCACACCGCTGATTCCGGCCTTGTGGCTCATCCGACCATCGCGCATGTGCCTGCATACTTCAACTTTCAGGTTGGGCCGGTTGCGGGCGTTACTTCGACCACCGGATCAATCACAAGCAGCAACTTCGCCATCCATTCCACGGTTGAGTTTGACGTGAAGTGGACAAGCGACGACGACCCCACCAAGTTCAGCCTTCACCACTACGTTGTAGGCGCGAACGGCGGCGGCTATGCAGGCGTGCTCGGCAAAGCGTTCGCCAGCCCCGGCTTCAGGAATGTCTTTACTGATCGCTATATCCCGCTGAAGGGCGAGGTCTACGGCAACACCGATCAGCACATGGACTGGACGATTGTTTCGGCTCCAGGCGGCGGTGATGCAACTCTGGCTTATGGCACCTTCCCACAGCCCGTCTTCTACTCGGGAACCGTAGCGGGGAAGTACTACATCAAAGCCTGCCCGCACGTCGATTCGTCCACCAACGCCTGCACTGAAATCACCATCAATGTGTTTGACCACACGACCCTGCCCGCTGCCAATGCGGACAAGGCCGAGCAGGTTCCTTGCCCCGCTGGGAATACGGATGGCGTGACGTGGGGAACCATCTACGAGATTGGTCCTACGCAGACCTATCACAGCCTGCTGGATATTCCGCAGACGCTTGTTGGCCCCGTAAAAGTAAGACTGCACAATGAGGGAGCGAACGGAAGCCCCACCGAGTACCACAATCAGGTGCAGATAAACACACCTTCGGGCGGGCCATTCACGAACCGCAAACCAGCCTTTGAGCTGTGCGGCGTGCCCAATCCCACGACGGGTGAACTGCCAATCATCGACGGCGCTAATGCCACGGTAAATTCATGGGCTTCGCCGTACATTGTCGGCCCTTATGCGCTGTTCGGCCTCACCAACGCCAGCGTCGGATTCGGAACCTTCAATGGGCAGACACAGCCATTTTCTTATGTGCTAATCTCCGGCGTTCACGTTCGCAACGTAACCCCTGGTTACAACTACAACGCCGTTACTGGCGGGACTGCCGCATGGGGCGGTTCAATGGGCATCCGGCCTACTGGTATTCAGAACTTCAACAAAATCGGTGTTCATGACGAGAGGGTTGCCAATTCAAACTTCGATGACTGCAACCCCCAGCAGAGCGGATGGCAGGCTTGCTCAATAGACACTTTTTATGAAGGCAACCACATGGAGGCATATGGGAGTAACGGTTCGTTCCTCGACCACCCCTTCTATCTGCAGGCCGATCGCGCTGCTGCCTTCCTGAATCTTGAGGACGGGTCGGTGGCGGGATCTGAGGGAACCTCATTCTTCTCTGACCGCGGCTCGCGTAGCTTCCATATGTACAACCGCCTCCAGCCGACTGGCTCGAACACATCAGCAAGCTATGGCGGAGGGCACTCAGAGCGGCAAGATTCTTACAACTATGACAATGAGGACGAGTTCTATGGCTACCAGGGAGCACCGAACTGCAACACGCTCTACGCCAGCGCCCCGTTCTGCCTTGGCGTAACCGGAGTCAACCCGGTTGACTGGTTTGCGGCTCGACTGGAAGAGCACGCGCAGACTGACTTCGTTATCGGCAACGCGCTCTATTATCAGTACGGCGTGGCTGCTATCGGTTCGGCCATGACGCACAACTTCGAGTCATTCCAGACCTATGCTTACCCCGCCGCCGCCTACTATCCCGGCAACCTGACCCAGAAGCAGTGGGTTAGCTACAACACCATCATTTACAACCCCACGGCGATGGCTGCCGGAGGAATTCGGACGTGGGAGAACATCAGGGTTGGGTTCGCTGGCCTTGAGCCTCCAGACAGATGGTTCTGGCCTTTCTACTATCCCCAAGACTTTTGGGCCAACAACATCATGCCCAGCTATGACAACACCAACTGTCAGGCTGGAGGCATTGGCACATGCAACGCCTTCACGTATCTGGAAACCGCATTTGTCAGCTTTCAGAGCAACATGACGACAGCGGGCGGCTATACCCCCGGCTCAACTGTCAACGTCACCTATTCCAACGCGCCACCTCAGGCTGGTCTCTATATCGAGCCGAGCTTCTTTGATGTATGGGGCAACCCCGATCCAATCAATAAGCGATTGAACGGCTGGACGGCACCGAACTTCATCAATTACTCCATCTATCCGGTCGACCTGTCCTCGCTAAAGCTCGTTTCTGGCTCTCAGGCCATCGGGCAGGCCACACCGCTGACGGGTGTGGCGGCGATGTATCCGCCCCGCTTCAACGCGGTGGACGCGAACATGAGTCCGTTTACCCTGCGCACAGACCTCACGACGCTGGGAGCCTATGACCCGAGCGGCGGCCCTACGGTGGTATCTATCGCGGTAACTCCTAATCCGCTATCGACGCCAGTCAGCACGAGCGGAACGCTGGTCTGCACGGCGACCCTGAGCGATTCATCTACGCGGGCCTGCTTCGCCCCAGCCTGCACGTCCACCAATACGGGCAGCATGACCATCTCGGGCCTCAACTGGACGGCTACAAGCACGCCTGGGACGGGAACGCTGAACTGCACGGCTGAGAGCCTGACCGCGCCTGGAGATGCCTTTACGGTGACCGGAGCCGCGCCGACTCAGACCATGAAGATAGGCGGAAACGTGTCGTTTTCAGGGTCTGTAGCAATCCAGCAATAACTCATTTGTTATGAAGTCCTGCTGTTTTTAGAGCCTAAAGGTTGTGCCAAGGGGGTTCTTTGCCAACACCGCGACTGTCTGAAGCAAAGATGCGGGCAGTAGAAGCAGATATCCGATCACGCCAATTCAGCAGAGACCAGATCCGGCTCCGCAATGGGGTGGGGAGCAGCACGATTGACGATATGAAGCTAGCGATGGGACTCTCAGGGCCATACAAAGACCCCGGAGCGGTCTCACGGCCTCCTGTAGACGAACTAAGACAGTCCGACGAAATCAACGGCGACAACTGGACTATCTCACTCCCAAAGACGCGCATCTGCACGCTCGACCAACTGGTAGAGCACTGCAAGATTGATTTGCAGATATGGGAGGTTGAGCGGTTCGTCTGCAACAAGTGGGAGGTTGGGGCCAAGGTCAATGACAAGCTGGTTGCCGAGCCGCTGTTTCAAATAAAGGCATGGCTAAAGCAGAAGCGGCACATCGTTGACGCTAGGGCTGAGATTGAGGCACTGAAGGCCGAAGCCAAGAAGCACATGTTTGTCCCGAAGCCTGTCATCTACACCACGCAGGACTCAGACAATCTGCTGGAGCTTTTGATTCCTGACCTTCATGCGGCCAAGCTTGCATATTCCAAAGAGACAGGCTTCCAGAACTACGACACCGGCATTGCTATAGAGACCTACGACCGGGCGATAGACAAGCTGATTCAGAGGGCATCCAGAGCCAATATATCCAGGATTGTGCTCGGTGTAGGCAATGACGTATTGCAGGCCGACAACGTCCAGGGCACGACATTCGGCGGGACGAAGGTAGACGTAGACTCCCGCTATCGCAAGAGCTACAAGGAAGTCCGCATCATGTTCTGCCGGAACATCGAGAAGCTGCGCATGATCGCTCCGGTAGACGTGAAGCCTATACCCGGAAACCACGACACTCTATCAACCTTTACTCTGGGCGATTCCCTTGAGTGCAAGTTTGACGGCTACCCCGATGTGTTCGTAGACAACCAGCCTATCCCCCACAAGCTAGTCGCCTGGGGCAAAGTGCTCCTCGCCCTGATGCATGGTGACAAGGGTAAGCAGGCCGATTACGGTATCTGGCTGGCTACAACCTACCCCGAGCAGTTTGCAGCAGCCCTTTTCCGCGAGATCCATGTGGGGCATAAGCACACCGTCTCTCTAGCGGAGAAGTTTGGAATCAGGGTTAGGGGCTTCGGCGCTTTGTGCCCTCCTGATGAGTGGCACGCCAACAACCTATTTACCGGCAACCTGCGCATTGCTGAGGGCCTTGTGTGGAACAAGCACGAGGGCCTGACCAATCATTTCTTCCACACCGAAATTGATGAGAGGGCCGCATGATCGGCTTCGGCGATACGGTCAAAGACTGCGTAACGGGCTTCTGTGGGGTAGCCGTGGAGCGCGTCGAATACATCGCCGGTGGGGTGATGTGGGGAATTCAGCCAAGGCTGAGTGAAGAAGGGGAGCTGCAGGAAGTGCAGTATTTCCCCGAAGAGCGGCTGATTCTGTCACTGAAAGAGCTTCGATCCATCAAGAGCGGAAACTAGGAGTAACAGTGGTAGCCATTCAAGATTCAACTAAAGTAGATCGCCGCCACTGCACGCTGGTTCTGCAGGAGTTTACCGACATAGACGAACGGCTGTCACGCTACCTTGGGCCGAATCACCTGATACGCAAGGATTTGGCGCGGCTGATGGGGGATCTGAGGCAAAAACTAGGGCCAATCGGTTCGTAGTCCCCTGATTGACCCTTGACACTTCTAAATTTGGCGTAAGTCGTTGATTCATTGGTTGCGGGGGTAGGATTTGAACCTACGACCTTTGGGTTATGAGCCTACATGTTAACTGATTTCATTGATCTTATTTGCTTCCAATGCAGCGTTTTCGATTAGGTTTCGCGCGTAGTCAGAATTAGTTGTCCCCCGCGAGACCCTCGCTACTTGAGGGTTGCTTCGGTCCAAACTACAACCTTGGCGACTCTCGGGTCATCGGGCAAGTTGAACGTCTTCTCCATCTTCATATCAGGAAACTGTCCGTCAAGACTGTTCGCGTAATCTGTCTTTAGAACAGTCCCATCCGGAGCGATTATGTTCCAGTGCCACGCGACATAGCGGAGTTCGCCATTGCATTTATTGGTGGTGTACATCGTGCCGGTTTCCCCATCGAGATAGGCGCGATCAATGATGAGGCAGCTCTTCTTGAGGATGATGAGGTCTACTGGCTTTGTTAACTCGCCATTGACCCCGACGCGGTTGTCCATGCGACCCTCGACGCGCTGAATCTTCTGCCAGTCAATCAATCCGGTAAAGAACGCCAACCACATCAGGGCAGCCCCCGCCAGTGCTCCGGGGATAAGAGCAAAAAAGAACATCCCAATTCCGCCAGTTACCTTGACTTCGGTGCTAGTTGCCTCACTCATGCCTTCCTCCTAATCATCTCCACAACCCTGTCATTAGCCCCGCGCAGGCCGTCTACTTCCTTCCCGCCATAGCCGAGCGTCGTTCTGATGTCTGAGTGCCGCATCAGCCGCTTCTGGACTTCCATAGGCAGGTCAAGCCCGCGCATCATGTGCCTGTAAGTGTGCCTGAAGGCGTGCCAGCCCAGCCCGTAGATGCCGACCTTGCGACCGGCAGGCTCAAGGTGCCAGCGCAGCAGGGAATCACGATGGAACGGCCTATTAGTGACAGGCGAGCCGAATAGCCAGCCGTCGATCACAGGCTCGTCTGCCTTCCACTTCACCAGCGCGGCAATCAGGCTTTCATGCAGTGGCAGGTCATCATTAGATGCCAGCGTCTTGGTCTCGTCCTGATGCTTGCCGACTACGGAGCGGTTGATGACCAGCGAGCCATTTATGAGGTCGATATCCTCCCACCGCAGGCCAAGAATCTCAGACGCCCTCAGCCCTAAGCACATGCCTAGCTGCGCCATCATTGCGACTCTGGGAGGCAGAATCTCCATGAGCTTGTGATACTGCTCGACGGTCAGGATGAGCTGCTTGCGGGTCGGTGCCGGTCTGCCCTTGATTCTCAGCAGGCCCATTGGGTTGCGCTGCAGATCCATTCCGCCGCGCCTGATGATCGACTCAAACAGGACATGCAGCGTGGCCTTCATGTGCTGCTTGGACTTCTTCGAGAACGGCCCACCTTTGCGCTTCTCCAGGCTATTCAGCCACTGCTCGACGGCGATAATGTCCCGCGCCATTGTTGGCGCTGCCAGCTTGCCCCACTTGCCCCGTATCAATTCAAGGTAGGTCTTCAGGCTGCGCTGCGTGCTCTCTCTCGCGGGCATGTCCTCAGCCTTGTAGAGCTCGATGGCTTCGGCAATGGTGATGCTTCGGCCTGCAGATGCGATATTCAGCGACTGCCGTATCTTGTCAGCCTCAGCCTCGGCTAGAGACTTGGTGGGGAGGGCCTTGATGTCGCCAAGGATGACAGAGCGGTAACGCTTGCCTTCCTTGTAGCGGAACGCCCAGACAGCAGGGGTGTCGGCGCGAGGCTTGAGGGTTACGGAGCCACGCTGGTAGCTATGCCTTCGCATCGGGCGGCTCCGGTAATGGCATCCAATGGCTAGGGGCGGAAGTGGGCCACCAGCCATCAGAATCTCTAAAGCGGTTCTCCTTAGCATCCATCCATACCTGGTAAATTACCCTTACTGTAGGCATGAATATGAGAACCTTGCGCCCATTCTCAGGCAACTCCTGTTTCACGCTAATCCACTCACTCACGACGCCACCGCCTTCTCTACTGCCGCATTGACTTCTGAAATCCTAAACAGCAGGAACCGCTTTTTGCCCATGCCCATATTACGGGCTGGAATCTGACCGCGCCGCACCATTGTTCTGACATGGATATCGCTGCACCCTAGATGCCTGGCGATTGCCTTTGCGTTTACCCACGGCTCTTCCGGTTGCCGGATCGGTTGCACATCAGCCATTGGCCTTCTCCTTAGCAAGCTCTGCGCGTGCGGCGCGTAACTCAACAAGCGCATTGCCGGCCCGTTTATTCTCCGCAGATGCGTTACGCTCCCACTGATCGCGGTTCTTGGTCATTGCTTCCAACGCCCTCTCGCACACCCGCAGCCTCTCCCTCAACTCAAACCGCTCCTCGACCGTAGCCGCGTCCATTGCGGACTGCTCGTTTTCGCGGACCAAGGCGGCGTTCTGCGCGGCGGCTAACCTGGATTCGAGCGCAGCGTACATGCGATCACTGAATGGCTTACCGCGCAACCTCTCTACTTCGGCTTCCAACTCCGCTTCGCGTTCCAGAGAGGCGGTTAGCTGAGACTCGCGCCTGAATAGTTCCTGCTGGCAATCAATTGAGATAGTCACGAACCGCGCCGGATCGTTCTTGGCTATCTCAATGGCGGCTTCCTCGCCGGAAAAGCAAATACGGCGAGCCGCTGTAGCGCGTTCTTCAGCACTGAAGCTTCCCAAATCCGGCAACGTCACTCCCCTTGCTTCATTCATTGCGGCTCCCCTTCGGCTCGTATTCATGGTCAAACGGCTTACTCCCCCGTCCATACCCGTAGAATGGGCCATGAACCGCCGTGTGCTTGGGACACCCACAGACACACATCCCGCAGCAGCATCTTTTTGGATTGGGGCAATCATTTAAATCAACCGCTCCGCTCACTCCCCTTGCTTGGGTGGTCATCGGCTTGGCTCCTGCGCTGGCTTTGGTGCGGTGCGCTTGAGTGCGCCGATTTCAATTACGATTTGCCGCCTGAAATCATTACCGATCAGCCCGCTTGAATCGACATACTCAACGGCAGTGTCCACGCCTTCATTGAAGGCCGCAACTTCCCAATCCTCCCAACCGGCAGGGGCAGACGCAGCGATTGCTTTTGCCCATCGTGCTCTATCCGAATCCTCTAACTCATCCCACTGCGTAGATTGGGGGCCGGTCATGTTCCACACGTCCCACGATTCCTTCAAGCCATGCGAACCGGCAGGGGCAGATTGTGCAACGTTCCACAGATCGCATAGCCGTTGCGCATTGGCATCTTGCGGCAGGCCAGCACCAAACCCTCGAATCTCTGCGAACATCGTCGGGCCTTCTAGAGTCTGAAGGAAGATGTAGCCGTGATCGTCGCAAAATAGCTTGCCATTGCTTGGCTCACTCTCCCCCTGTCTGCTACGGAGAGCGGCTTGCCATGCTTCCCGAGCAAATACTCGAACTACCGCCGTGGCATGGGGGTGCGTTGAATTCCACCACTCCTCAAACGCCTCCGGTTTAGCAGGCTGTGGGGGATTCGGCTCAGTCAGAGGGTGGCTGGGCACTCCGTCATAGCACACACGTTTTCCTGTTGGGCCATAGGGCACCCCCCTAGCGGGTTCGGCTACTTGACCCGGAGCTATCGGCCATTTATCTTTCGTTGGCTGTGTGATTTGCTCCATAGCGTTAGCGGGTTCGGCTACGGCTGGAAACGCTCGCTCGCATCCCATCTGGTCCGAGTCCTCATGAACCCAACCTTGCGGGCCTTTGCTGATTGCATTCCCGCATCCTTCGCAGCGCTCATAGTCCGGCCACACAGCCAACACCCTCTCGCGGTCACCCAACGCCTCTAGCTTCTTGTATGCATCGCCAAACTGGTTCACAAACTACCTCCGTTCCAATTGAAATCCGTTGGCTAACTTAGCCATTGCTAAACGAACGCATCCGTCCCATAAAAGGCTGTCGTCCGTCGTTCCAAAGTCGTGAAAGTCGAAGCCGCCCTCTTTGTTGACCTGTACGATCCCCCGACTTGGGGCTTCACCTGTTCCTTGGAGTTCATGCCAAGCCTCATCAAACTCCGTAGCGCACACGTAGCTTTGCGTTTGGCAGCGCCAGGCGAGCAGCTTTTGAGCCTTTGCTTTGCCGTACTGCTTGGCTGTGGTCTTAGCGTCAAGGATGTACGGGACACCATTGACAAGCCCGCGAAGATCAATCGTGCAGCCGATAAGTTGCGAGGTCCCATCATGTTCATAAACCAACTGCGTCTCTAATCCGCCGATTGGCTCAAAGTTGTGCTCCGTGCGGAACTTCATGTATCCGCGAAAGTAGGGGACAACCTCGTCTGGCATATCAGGAACGTCCCCGTCTTCCTCGAAATACTGGATAGCGAGATGCAACTGAGTCCCGCGCCATGAAGCATGGTCAAGCACTGCCTTAGGGATTCCGCTATAGTCCGACAGCCCGTTTAGGGAGATGATGTCGGATGTTGCCAGCACAAACTGCCCCGGTACGCGGTAAGTGTGCGTCTCTTCGCAGAATGTATGTTCGAGAATCACTTGGCCGCCCATTCGCAGTGCTGCTCGTACTCAGACCGGAGAATTTCGCCCGTAGTGTTGTATCCCTTGATCGCCAGGTAGTTGTTGATTTCCGCCTTCGTTTTGCCTGAACCCATCGCAATGCCGAAGAAGCGTTTTGCCTGAGCCTCAGAGATTACGGGACCAGGCTTGCGGACTCGCGGTTCAGGTGGGGCTGGTGCCTCAAACCCGTAGTCTCGCGCCGCCTCTTCCATGTGAGTGTCGTAGTCGTTTGGCTCCTCAGCGTCGGGATTTATCGGAGGAACTGGCTTCTGTGCTCTCTGCGTGTTCTGTTGCGGGGCAATGTACTCAGGGAGGGCCGGGGAATCCGCCTGCGCCATCTCCTCGGTGGTGTAGAGGCCGCTCAGATCCGCAGGGAACGCTTTACGCAGCGCAAGAGCCTCTGCGCACTTGCCCAGCATCAGGAATGGCATCTTCTGCCACATCGGGCCACCAGCGTTGTACTCCGTCCAGCGAGCCGTAGCTGTGAACTCTGCCACTTCCATGCTGGTAGGAGTCCAGCCGACAACCTTCTTCACTGTCACGCAAGCCGATGCGGGGAACTTAGTTCCCTCATCCACCACATAGGTTGGATCAGAGATGCCGGCCAACTTCCCGGTACGGTCTGCGATTACCCTGTACCCGTCAATGGCGGTCTGGATGGTCATCTTGCCGCCGCGCTTGATTGCATAGATTTGACGAGCAAGCGGGTCAAGACCTGTGCGCTTGGCTGTGTAAAGGAAAAGCTCAAGCTCATCGTCTGTCGCGCCTACCGCTATGGTGCGCTTGATAAGTTCGATCTTCTCGCGGGAGAAATCCTGGTCTCGCGGCCTGATGGCTACGGGTTCAGTTCGTGCTATCGCTGTGGTTTGCATGGTTCCTTCCTTCGCATCAAGTACGGCATGGCTTGCAACTAACTGCTCGTGTACGGTCATGGCTACCTCCACATCTTTTCCAACTGCTCTATCTCCTTGCGGCGTGCCTTCTGCTCGTTCTCCCATCGGTCGCGCTCGATACGCTCCATGTAAGCGTCGAACTCTTCGTTTAACAGCCGATCTCGCGAATGCCAGGCAGCGCAGGCGAGGAATCCGCACATGGCCGCAAGGAAGCTAAAGGCTGCCGGGTTGCCGTGATACAGCGCGCGAAGGTAGTTCATTGAGCTATCTCCTCCCACGTTTTAGGCTGACGCTTCTTGAGCTTGGTGATTACGCCACGGAGAGCATTATTCTTGCGCTCTAGCCCTCTGCGTCGGTCCTGTTCTTCCTTCCACCACTTGTAGTAGAGGTCGCGGTCATTCAGGAGATTGGCATAATTTGCGGCCATCTTCTCGGCGGCATCCGCGATGCGCTGGAAGCTGCCCATGTTGATCTCTGTAATGTTCGGGGCTTCGCTGGCGCTCCAGCCTTTCTTGCTCGCATCTCGATGTGTCACTGAAGCACCTCCGTTACATTCGGATCGCAAATCCCATCCGCATCTCCATCTCCAATCGACCGAAACGCCCCGCATGGGCAAAAGATAACGGCTGACGCCATGCCGAATGCAGGCAGGAAGTCAACCTCTGAATCAAAGGTGTGCGTGTGCTTTCTGACGACAATCATGCGGCCTCCATTGTGTGTTCGCAGTCTCCGCCTTCTTTGCGGCAGCTAATGCACTCCTGCACCCAAACGCCGTCATAGTTCACGTCGTGCGAGTTGGGCCATGTGCGCTGCTGTACCGGCAGGGCGATGCGCGTGGTTACTTCGTGGATGAGGTCTAGGGAGTGGAGCATGGTGTCGATCATTTGAGGGCCGCCCTAAATTCACGGTCCTCTTGCTCCTGCTTATCCTTCCGCACGATCTCCCACGACTCCCACACGTTGCGGATGAAATCCTTGACTGTCATGTTGGCGTCGTAAGCCTGCTCAACGGCCTCGTGGATCGCATCCTCGATGTGCGTAGGGCGAACCACTTGAAAGTCCCACGTCAACCCAAGGGGCTTACTCATGCCGCTGCCTCCGCATCGCTAAACTCGCCCCGCGTTGCCTCTACCGCCTCACGCAGCTCCTTGTATGCCGCTGCTACGCGCACATCGGTCTGAGCCAGGGATTCGGCCTCGGTTACGAAGTTGATGGACTCAAGAACGAAATCGCGGGTGGATATTCCCTGCTGGTTGGAATTGCTCATCGAGAACACAATTAGGCCATCGGCATCAACGACGTGAATCTGGCTATGCTGCATTAGCCTGTAGGGAAATGGCTGAGGGGGTACGGTGCACGGATCGAGTGTGGGAACGTTCATGGCTTACCTCGCTAGTAGGGTTGAGAGATGGTTGAAGGCGTGGACGATGGGCGCTGCAAAGTCTGCCAGCGTAAGCATCAGAATCAGAATCAGGAGAAAGAGGGCAGACCGGGTCATTTGCGCCTCCGGGCTGCACGTTTGCCCAGTTCGGTAATGGTTAGGCTGCGGTGTACGTTAGCGGTGGCGGCCAGGATGCCCTTACGGATCAGCCGGTCAATCGTGCGCTTGGCTGTGGATTTGCTGCGCTCCACGTACCGAGCGATTTCGTCATAGCTGGGGGAGTTGCCGAATTTCTTGATATGGCCCGCAATGGCCTTCAGAACAGCAACTTCTTCCTCTGAGAGCCTTGCTGATATATGTCCGTCGTAGATAGGTGTCTTCATCGCAAAACAACTATCGGGCATTGGCACGTTTGTGTCAAGAACATTCTTGAAAAAAATGCGATTAGTTAAAAATGCACGGATAGTGATGCAAATTAAAGATTCTTCTTTTTCAGGCAACTTTTTGATTGCTTGCCGTCGCTCAGGGGTGTACTGTTTGGGTTCTGTGAGACAGGACGCGCGATTGGCGAAGGAGGATAATGGTTCTATGGCGCCACTGCGCCCGGAGCCTTCCCTTGAAAAACTCGCTGATCGTTGCCCTTGCCGTGGTTTTGGGTCTGAGCTGCGTTGCCGCTGCCAAGCCTGCCGTTCCCCCGCCCACAACCTCACAGGCTCAAGAAGCAATCCCGGTCCCGCTTTGCAATCCGGACGACCCCTGCACGCCTGGCGGCGTCAATTAGGGCCCTCCGTTAAGGGGGAATTGTGCTTTCTAACCGCTGGTTGACCTCGCTCTCATGGATTGAGGTCGGCGTGATCGCCATTGCGCTCGTTTTGGTTGCGCGTAAACCAAAGCTCTGGGCGCAATGGCCTTCGTGCTGCCTCTATGTTCTGGTGGAGTTTTCCCGCAATATCGTGCTGATGGTGTGGCTATACCCTTCAAGCCACCACCGCGCCTCGACGCTTACCTACTGGATCAGTCAAGGCGTTCTGTCGCTACTGCGGCTGTGGATCATCGTTGACATTCTGAAGTCATTTCCCGGCCTCGACTTTATCCCCCGAAAGTTGCATCTCTTTGTCGCCGTCGTCGGGGCGACAATCGTTCTTTCCTCAGTCTGGTATTGCCATCAGGCATATATCACCCCGATGACGCAATTCAAGCAATCTATCGTGCTTATCAATCAGTCTGTAAGCATCGGCTGGGCCGTGTTTGGGATAGCACTGCTAGGCTCAATCAAGCTGTTCAATATGGGATGGGAACCGCGAGGGGCGGGCGTTGCCTGCTGTCTCTTCGTGCGCGTCTGTACGGATCTACTGGTAGCAAAGCTGTATGCCTCACAAACAAGGAATGTAAAAGTCTCAGGCATGTTCATTGATACATTTTGTTCGATTGTGCTCTATGTCTCCTGGTCTTGCCTGCTGGTAAGACCGCTTAAGTATCACGACCGCGCCCTGGACGAGTTTGACGCGGAAACCCTGGATGGTAATTTTTCAAAGCTGCTAACGACGCTCAGTCTTGGGCAGAGAAAGTTAAGGACTGAACGATGAGGAACCTTCTTGTCGGTTTAATTGCTGTATTGCTCTTGAATCTAATGCCTTGGCATGGTGCCATTGAAAACTCCGACGATCTAATCAATCGCCGCCCCGCCGATAAATATGAAGATTTATGCGATTTCGCTACGGAAGGAGA